TGGTCGAGTTCGGCACCAAGCCGCACCTGATCAAGGGGCCGGTGAAGCTCGGCGGCCAGTGGTACAAGAACATTCATCACCCAGGCTCTCCGCCATCCGGGTTCATGCGACGGGCATTCGACTCGCGCCAGAAGGCGAGCTTCGACGCCTATGCCGACTACATGCGCAAGCGCATACCGAAGGAGTTGGCCAAGAATGGCGGCGGCTGAATCTATCGCCTATGCGCTGCTGTCCGGCGTGGCGAGTGGTCGCGTCTACCCGGTGATCCGGCCTCAAAATGGCACGCTGCCTGCCGTGGTCACGACGATGATTTCACTGGTAGCCGATGGCGTGCTTGACCAGACAGCCGGGCCGAACCTGTACCGCGCCCGCGTGCAGGCCGATTGCTACGACGACACCTTTGCGGGATTGAAAACACTGGTCGACGCCGTGCGCGCGGCCGTTAACCTGAAATCCGGCACCTACGCCGGGAAAACCGTCGTCGCGTCCGTGATGGACGTGGTGGCGGCTGATGATGTGGATCTCGACACCGGGGTCTATTCGCAAGCGGTTGACTTCCTGATCACGTTCTACGACTGAGGACCACACAATGGCCATTGCCTCCGGTATCGCAAAGCAAGTCCGCTACAAGGCGGAATCGACCTACAACACGGCGCCCGGCGCATCCGGCGCGCAATCGCTGCGGCGCGTCGAGTCGAGTCTTGACATCACGAAGGACACCTACCAGTCGTCCGAGCTGCGAACCGACTACCAGATCTCCGACTTCCGCCACGGCACGCGCCGCACGGCCGGCTCGATCAAGGGGGAACTGTCGCCCCTGACCTACGCCGACTTTCTGGCCGCGGCGCTGCGAAAGGATTTTGTGGCGGGAGTGTCTGCCTCCAGCCTCTCGATCACCGTTGCCGGCTCTGGTCCGTACACCTTGACGAGGGGCGCAGGATCTTGGCTGACGGACGGGTTCAAATCCGGTGATGTGGTTCGCCTCACGGCGGGATCGTTCAATGCGGCGAACATCAACAAGAACCTCTACGTGGTGGCGGTCACTAGCGCCACGGTGCTGACGGTGCAACCTGCAAACGGTGTCGCGCTGGTAGCGGAAGGCCCGATCGCATCGGCTACCTGCGCTGTAACGGGGAAGAAATCCTACACGCCGACTACTGGGCATACCGACAAGTCGTTCGCGGTCGAGCACTGGTTCAGCGACATCGCGCAGTCGGAGCTGTACCTGGGCTGCAAGGTCGCCAGTGTTGATATCGCGCTGCCGCCGACCGGGCTCGCCACGATCGACATGGGCATGATGGGCTCGGGATCGGTTACCACCAACACCTCGGCCTACTACACCTCGCCGACGGCGGCGACCACGACGGGAATCGCGGCGTCTGTGAATGGGCTGCTTTACATCGGCGGCACGGCGGTGGCCACTTGCACCGGCCTCAGTTTCCGCATCGACGGTGGCTACAGCGGTGATCCGGTGGTCGGCTCGAACTACATGCCGGCGATCTTCCCGGGTCGGGTGAACGTCTCCGGGCAGTTTACCGCGTACTTCGAGAATGCGACGTTCCGCGATGCGTTCCTGAACGAAAGCGAACTGGCCATCAGCGCGCTGCTCACGTCGGACAACACGGCCACGGCCAACTTCCTCGCATTCAACGCGCCACGCATCAAGCTGGGCTCTTCGCAGCGTTCGGACGGCGAGAAGGGTTTGATCCTGACCGCGAACTTCCAGGCGCTCTACAACGGATCGGGTGGCACCGGAATCGCGAGCGAGCAGACGACGCTTTCCGTGCAGGACAGTGCAGCGTAATAACCAACAGCAAGGGTGAGTGCATGTTTGACATAGGATCGATCGTAGAGCAAGGACGCGCAGAAGCTGGAGCTGATGCACCCGCAAACTGGCGCCCCAGTGGGGGCAACCATCGAGCTTGCTGGGGCGGGACACCCGCGTCGGCGCAAGCTCGAGATGCAGCGCGCAAGGGAACTGCGCGCGCGCGTTGCCAAGCGCGGGAGGATTGAGCTGACCGATCCGGCCGAGGACGAAGAGTACGAGCTGGATCGTCTGGTTGCCTGCACGCTGTCGTGGGATGGGATCGCCCGCAGCGGGCAGGCAATTCCCTGCACTGCCGAGGAAGCGCGGGATTTGTACGAGTCGGCGGCGTGGATTCGGAGGCAGGCGGTTGCGTTCCTGGATGACGCCGCAAATTTTCTGCGGAGTACGGGCGCCGATTGACCGATCACGTCCTGCACGGCGTCCATCTCGGGCGCCGTGAGCCGGACGGGGCGACGCGGCGTGATCACCTGATGGCGGCCGAGCGGGCCGGTATCCGTACCGGCGAACTCGACCCGCCGCCACTGCCTCCGGGCGGAGATGTCCTGCTTGACGTGTACTGGCGCCTGCGCCGTTCGGCGGGCGGCAACGGCATGGGGATGAACGCGGTGTCGCTGCATGACGTGCTGGCCTATCAGCAGGCGTATGGCGTCGCGCTGCTGCCCGAAGAAATCGACTGGCTGCTTGAAATCGACGCGGCCGTACTGGCTGCGATAGCGGAGAAGGATTGATGGCGACGACCGTCGGCACGGTAGAAATCGAGCTGCGCGCCAAAATGGAAGCGCTTGCCAACGATTTCAAGCAGGCGAAATCCGTCGTCGATCGGGGTTCGCGCGAGATCCAAAGCGCTGCCGACTCCATCGGCAAGTATTTCAAGGCTCTCGGCGTCGGGCTGTCGATCGAGGGGTTCCGCCGATTCATCCAGGCGGGAATAGATGCGGCCGATGAAATGTCGAAGCTCAGCCAGAAGACCGGCATCGCGGTGCAGGATCTGGCGGGGCTGCAACTGGCGTTTCGGCAGTCTGGCCTCGAGGCCGGATCCCTTCAGACGAGCATGTCAAAGCTTGCTCAGAACATGGCGAAGGGCTCGGAAGCGTTCGCCGCGATGGGCCTTGCCACGAAGAATGCAGACGGTTCGCTGAAGTCGACGCGCGACATGCTCGGTGAGATTGCCGACAAGTTCGCCTCGTACCGCGACGGTGCGGAAAAGACGGCGATGGCGGTGAAACTGTTTGGCAAGTCCGGCGCCGAGATGATCCCGCTCCTGAACGGCGGGTCGGAGGCGCTGGCCGAGTTCGACGCGATGGCCAAGCAACTCGGTCTCACGATGGATGAGAACACCGCGAAGAACGCGGAGAAGTTCAACGACACGATGGACCTGGTTGGGCAGGGCGTCATGGGCGTTAGCCGGCAGATCGTGGCGCAGTTGCTGCCGACGCTCACGGGGCTGGCGGGCCAGTTCCTCACCGCCATGACCTCGGGCGACAAGCTGAAGAGCACGGCCGAATTCCTCGCGACGGCGTTGAAGGGGCTGTACGTCGCCGGGATCGCAATCGTGGAAGTGTTCAAGACTGCGGGCAACACGCTCGGCGGCTTTGCCGCGGCGATGGGGGCGGCGATGAGCGGCGACTTCGCAGGTGCAAAAAGCATCTTGAGCGAGCTGAAGACCGACATCGGCAACAGTTGGATCGAGACACTGAACCAGGCAAAAGCAGCGTGGAACACCACCGGCGACGCCGCCGTCGAAGCGATGGCCGCGACCTCGGCGGCGGCAAAGGCTGCGGCGCCCAACGTCGAAGACGTCGCCGCCCAGGCGAAGGCGACGGAGAAGGCGCTGGAAGCGGCCGGCAAGGCGCTCGACAAGTATTTCGAGGCCGAGACGAAGGCATCCGAGGCGCGCGCCAAGACCATGGGCGACATGGAGCACACCGTGTCGGCGCTCGAGCGGCAGGTTGCCGCGGTGAAGCAGGGCGAGCTCGCCACGCAGGCGCTGAACCGGCAGCTGTACATCGAGAACGCCCTGCGCAGCGACGCGGCCCAGAAGCTGCTGCCGCATCAGCGCGAGGAATACGCGCGGTTGGTGGCGCAGCAGTACGACCTCGAGGCGGCGATGAAGGTCGCGGAAGAGGCGCAAAAGGCGCAGGCGGCCGAGGCGGAGAAGGCGGCCGAGGCGATGCAGACCGCCTACAACCGCGCCATCGAGCGGGTGCGTGACGGCATTGGAGACTTTTTCATCTCGATCATCCGCGACGGCAAGGCGTCGTTCGACACGCTGCTCGACTTCTTCAAGCAGATGATCGCGGAGATGATCGCCACGGCGGCGGCGAACCGGATCCTGATCGGCCTTGGCCTGGTGAGCGGGTCGGCTGGCGCCGCTGCCGGAGGCGCCTCCAGTCTTCTCGGCGGCGGCAGCATCCTGTCGAAGATCCCCGGCATCGGCGGCGCGTTCGCGCCCGGCGGGCTGGAGCCGCTATTCGGGCAATGGGGCGTCAATTCGGGCGTGCTGAAGCAGACCTTTGGCGCGGGTGGCATGGGGCCGCCGCAGACCTCGTTCAGCCTGACGGGCGCGGCCGCCAACATCGGCGCCGGGATTGCCGGCAGCTACCTCGCGTCCAGCCTCTACGGTGGCCGCGAGTCGAGCGGGATCGGCGCGACCGTTGGCGGCATCGCCGGGTCGTGGTTCGGCCCGGTCGGCACCTTCGTCGGCGCGGCGGTGGGCGAGGCGCTCGACCGCGCCCTGTCCGGCTCCGACTTCAGCGGCAAGCGCGTGAAGCTCGGCGTCATCACCGGCAGCGGGGCGGCCGGCAACGAGAACGTGCGCACGCTGGCCAGCGGCCTGCAGATCGGCAACATCACCCGGCGCGCCGGCGATGCGGGACTGTCCGACGAGCAGATCAACACCTACCTCTCCGCGTTCGACGTCCTCGACGCCGGCCTGACCGCGATCGCCCGCGGCGCCGGCGTGAACGTGAACCTCGCCGGCACCACGCTCGCCGGCCCGCGCTCGGCGTATGACGGCGGCCTGACGCCCGAGGGTTTCTTCGGCAGCATGGCGAAGGGCGAGCTGCGGGGCAGCCTGCAGGACGCGCCGGCCCAGTTCGTGCGCGCGTGGCTGGATGCCACGGCCGACAGTTTCGACGAGCAGATCCGCCCATTCCTCGCGCGCATCGGTGGCACCGCCGAGGAGATGCTCACGCAGTTCGGACAGATCGCGCAGATCCAGGGCATCTACAAGCAGTCGACCGACACGCTCAAGGCGCTGCTGGAGACCGACACGATCGGCGCGGTGCGGCAGCAGATCGAGGACGCGAACCGCTCGCTGTTCGACCTGTGGGCACAGCAGGGCGACGCCATCGTCAAGTTCAGCACCGAGCTCGCCGACGCCGAGGACTACGCGCAGCTGACGGCGATGGTGCAGAGCCGCTACCAGACCGAGCTCGCCCTGATCGCGCAGGTGATGGGCGCGCTGCAGGAGATCAGCGGCATCTTCGACGGCACCATCGAGCAGATCCGGCTCGACCAGATGAGCGGGCCGGCCGAGCAGTACGACTACTACAAGTCGCAGATCGACACGCTGGCCGGCGGCATCGGCACCATGACCGATCCGGCCGCGATCCTCGACGCGCTGAAGCAGATCGACCAGCTCACGGGCAAGAGCTACGGCCTGCTGGACGAGCAGCAGAAAAAAACCATCGGCCAGGAAATAATCGACTACCTCGACGGCATCGAGACGGCGGCAGAGACGCGGCTGAATGACATCCTAGGCATGGTCGGCGCCGACAAGGCCAACGAGCCCGGCACGGTCGCCAATGCGGTGCAGACATCGCTTGACGCCGCGAATAGCAAGATGCTGACGCAGCTCGAGGCGCTGTTCGCCAAGACGACCACAGACCAGCAAGCGGCAGCAGACACGATGCAGGGCGCGGCGAACACGTTCGCGTGGTCCGCCTCGAACATTCCGACGAGCATCACCGTCACGATCGCCAATTCTGAGGTGAACGCGTAATGCCGCGCACGCTCTCGGGAACCATCACGACGGCCATTGCGCTGCCGGTCACGTCGCCAGGCTATCTCGTCTACCTCGGCTTTGACTCGCCCATTCGCCACAGCACGCGCGACACGCTGACCTATGGCGGCTACTCGTGGACCGGGATGCTCGGCACGAGCGTGCCATCGGTGAGCGAGCAAGCGGCGACGGTGGAGCTGCAGAACAGCGACCTCGCTGCGTCCGCGCTGGTGCTGAATACCACGCTGGCCGACAAGGCGTGCCAAGTCTACAAACTCTACAACGGCGATGCGGTGCTGCTGTTCGA